CTCTACTGGTACCAACGTTGCTAGTCCCGCCCTATTGATTAGGTAGGCAGCGCGAGCGCGTAGGGTGCTTGGTACGCCAGTCTGTCCCGCAGGCAGGATGGCTTGCACCATTAGTTGCACCATATCGGTGCCCCGCAATGTGCCACGCTTGGCTACAATGTCATAATCAATCTCGTCAATAAGCCCTTGGCGTACGATTTTCCGCTCGCTAAGGGCATTGATATACGAGACCCGGATAGGCTTACCCGGTCTAATAGACGTAGCGTAGGCAGATGTACCGTTAGATGGGTCTAGTAGCCTGTCCGGGTCATATGTATTAATGACCCATGCACCCGCGGCAGGGATTGTCAGCACGCCCGTGGGGTCATCCGCGCCCCATGTGACGCGCGCTGCCATGCTTTGTGGCGTTACGTCTAGCCAGTCAAACGTAGCCCAAAGAGACTGACCCCATACCGCCTCATCCCACTTTGCACTACCGGGCAACGCACCGTAAATCTCTACCTTAGCCCTTCCAATTGCTTTGAGTGGCGGTAGTAAAACCATTAGAACCTATCCAGCGAAAATACTGCCTCTGTGCCGTTGCGTCGCTTGTAATCGCGCAACGCCTTAGTTACGCGTGCCTCAATTACGGACGGGTCGCCATAGATGTTAAATGTAATTCCACCGCCACCGCTGCTACCACCCCCCACAGCCTGTGTGCCCGCTTGTAAGCCACTTACACCCGCGCCAGACGTAAACGGTAGGCTAGGCAATTTGATACCCTGAAACGGGTTGATTTTGGCTAGGAACTCCGCGAGTATATCAATGGCCTTAGTAATCCAATTTATGAGTTTGATTAGCCATCCTACAATCATTTCTAGCACGTTGCCAACGATTGTAAGCGCAGCGCCAACCACTTTTAGAATAGGCACAAGGAACGGCAGCACAGCCTTAATGAGTGTGCCAAAAAGTTTAATCATCTGAATAACGATAGGCAAAATAGCATCTAAGACAGGTAGGAATACCTCGCCTATCGTTTCGCCTAACTCGCTGAAAGCGTCGCCCGCTCGCGCTTCCATGCCGTCCGCAGACTTGGCAAATGTGGTAGCCTGTCCCGCAGCGAGACCGGCAGCAATGCCAATGGTCTCCATGCCGGTTGCGCCTTTGGTCATACCGGGAATGAGTTTAGCTAACGCCTTGTCATTACCCGCGTACGCCTTGGCTACGGCATCTGACGCGGTAGCTAAGTCTACCCCCGTCAGTCTAGCAATGTCTTGCGCCTTTGTCAATAGGCCAGTAGCCATACTGACATCTTTTGTAGCAGTAACAAGCGATTGCAAACCCTCGCGGGTCTCGCTGTCCGTAAATGCTTTATCCTGTCCCGCCGCGATTGCTGCCTCTACTTGTGCCGTGCTTTCCTTAGTAGCGGCACCGGCAGCGGTAATCGCCAACTGCAACTTATTCTGTTCGTCCCTATCCTGTGCCGCTGCCTTAGCCATGCCTAGAACCGCTGCACCGGCAGCAACGGCAACGCCAGCAACCACAGAGACCTTAGCGGCAGTCGCTAAGGTATCAGTACCAAAACCCTTGACATCTACGCCCGCTGCATCTAGGGCCTTGCCAAGTTGCTTTGTATCTCCAATAATGGAGACAATTAGGGAGACACCGGAACCGGGCATTAGCCAGCCTTCCTACGCCTTGCGGCACGGTTTGCCGCCTCGCGTCGCTTGCCATATGCACCCAATTGCGCGACTGTCAATTGCGCTGCCTCGTCAGGATGTAAGCCACTTACAGCGGCAGCACCTACGATTGCTTCCGCTCGCTTTTGCTGTCGCTCAATCTTGGCTGTATCCGTTTCCCCGATTACCTCTAGGCGCCATGTACGCACTTCCGCAAACGTCAGAAACGGATTGGCACGCCTTGCAATGCACCATGCCATACCGTAGAATATGAGCATTTTTTGAGGCGTGCTACCACTGGACAAAACCAACCCTAATTCCGCTGCCTCTACGCCCGCTACCTCTGACATATCCAGCACCTCTAGCAACGTCAATTGCGAGGCGTCAAATGTGTTAAGGTCTAGAATGGCGGTCTGTTGGTTTACCGGATGCTCTGCGGCAATCTGCGACAAGTCAACTTTGTTTGACGTTGAACCCTGCGCCGTCTCCAATTTTGGCGATTGCGTCTCCATACAATGCCTCTGTCTTACTGGCGTTGCTTTCAAATGCTTGCAGGATTGCATGCGTTGGGGAAATGTTATGGTCAGGCCATCCCCATTCCTGCACGCCTGCATACACTATGTCATTAGTAAACTTTGCTTCCGTGGCTATGCCATCGGTCTGCCAACCACCCGCCAAATCACCACTTGCCCGACGAGTGGCAGACTGCACGTCAGGCAAAAGCATTTCTGCCTCTGCCTTATGTGCCTCTGATAGATTGCGTACCTTACTCTCTACGCTGCCAAGGGCACGCATTACCCCTGATGTCTCTACCTTGACTTTCGCTACCACTACGTAGTAGCCAATGTGGGCTTAGCAACAAACGGTAGCGTTACCTCGAACTCCGCGAACGTGCCAACCTCGCCACCATACGCCACAGCGGTTAGTACCACTTGCCCCTTAATCGCTGGCGTTGCTGCGCCCGGTACGGCAGTGGCGCCAAAGGCATTAACCACAATATCCGCAACCAACCCGTTATTAGCCCACAGATAGCGGGCAAGTCCGGTTGCTGTGTAGTCCTGCCCTGCTCGCATAACCAGTGCGTATGACTCTGGCTCCACATTGGAAGCAACGTTACCATCCAACGTAGGATACTCTACCTTGTCTCCCGCGGAGACTTCTACGTGAACGTCTGCCGCGTCTCCTTGAAACTGCGTCAATGTTCCCGCACCCACTTTAAGGGTAAACAGTGCGGTTTTCATAAACAGGATAGTTGCCACGCCTACACCTCTTGCGTTGTCTCCATTACGCCCCTACAGGCAAAATAGCGAGTACCGCCCATATCCGTAATCGCTGGCCTGCGCCATGCAGGATATGACCAACCCTGCAACGGGGATACGGCAGCATTGCAGGAAGTCAGCAACGCTTCCAATTCGTCAAAGGTTGCGAGTGCATCCGCCCTGCCAGCAACTACCCACAATTCCCAACGCTGTGTGCGCCTACCGTTTGCTAGCCCTGACAAGTCTACCCATGGGTCTGCCGGATACACTCTCACACATGGTGCGGTAAACTTTCCCATTCCGTAGAACGTGTCAATTCCCGCCGCTGTCAGCGCATCCAACAAAACTTGTCTACTGTCTTTAAGGGTCATCCGATACCCGGCACAGCGTAACGATTGATAATAGGCTTAATGCTATCAAGATAGTCCCGCGAAAACTTGATAGCATTACCCTCTAAGTCTGCATAGCCAGCCTGTGCAAACGTGGCTTCCTGACGCTTGTATGCTTCCGCACCGCCAATCAGCAAAGCCACGTTTAACTCATCCTCTGCGCCTGATGGACTAGCAATTGTGGCACCATTAAGACTCTGTGTCAGTGCTGCCACAATCGCTTTTGACACTGCCGTTGCCCAATCGGTCTGGTCCTGTGTGGGTGTTTTCACACCCACAAAGGCCAGCAATTGCGCAGGCGTCAGAGAATACATTAGGACGCCTCGTCTGCCTCGTCTGCTTCCTCGTCTGCCTGCGTCTTAGTCTGCTCGCCAACGTCATTGGACGTAGGCGCCTCAAACGTACCTTCCTCTGGGATAGGTTCCGGCGCCGTCTTATCCTCGTCGGCGGGCGGCGCAGTGTCCTTGGTATCGCGTTCCTTAGTCATTTGTAAGTCCCTTACACTAAACGTTGGTATAGGTGTAGCGGCGCACGCCCTTTGGCTGTAGCACTGCAAACCCGAAATACTGCCAGACAGCAAACACAACGGAAACTGGCCCGTTACGCTCCATCAGGCGCACATCCATAACCGCTGACTTCCACTGCCGCGCATCGTTTTTGCGGGCAATGATTTCATTAACGGCAGAAAGGATGGCCCATGCCGGTTCCACCGGAATACCGCCAATTTGCCCGCGTTGAAAGCCCGCGGCAGTCTGCTCGCCAAGGGCATTCTGTGGATTGATATACGCCATAAGCGGACGTCCGGTTGTATCCTCACCCGCTGTCAGGTTGCCCCAATCCGTGCTATTGACAAAGACACCTTCCGCCGGGAGCATACGTGCGCCAGCACCACCGGCAGCGGCGCCAGCATAGAAAGTCCCAAGGGCAGAGGCAATGCCCTTGTAAAGGTCTCGCCCGCTCTGCGCAGCGGTGGTACCTGCGGTATCAGGGATAACCGTAGGCCCTGCAAGCGCTTCCAACACAAGCGCGATTTCTCGCTCTGTGTCACGCATAAGCAATTCTCGCAATTCGTTTGCGATAATCACATCCGTACCGGGCGAGGCGCCATCTACAGCCTGACGGGAAACAATCGTTTCCCCACCAATTGTCTTAGGCGTCAGAGTCTTAGGTGCAGTGGTGCTATCAACGTTAGCAAGCGCCGCATTCTCTGACGCCTGCACCGCGGTATCACCCGTCACTGTGGCAAACGCTGGCACCACAATGGGATTAGGTGCAGTAATAGGGGTCACAGCGAAAAACGCTGCAAGCGGTCCCGTATACGCCACGTCAGGAATATACAAGTCCGGGTAGTATTGAGTCGGATACGCACCCGCAATAGATGACGAGTCAGTAGCCCGCTCCATCTGGCCCGCCAAATCCGTTACAAGCATCTTGTGGCGGGAGAGTCTTTCCGCTGCCTGTGCATCGCGATTGGCAGTCATCAAATCTGCGAAATAGGAACGGTCTGTGCCCGGTCCGTAAACCGTCTCAGAGCGCGTAACGATTGCCGCACCCGTACCGGCAGCGCGGGTAGGCAGCGAGCGTCGCTCTGCATCGCGCCGCTGTTCCTCTGCCCGCGCATCCGTAATCAACGCATCAACGTTGGTAAGCCTTGCGTCAAGGCTTGCAATATCACGCGTCTCTGTATCGTCCAATTCCCTATCTTCGGTTTCTGCAATTGCACGCACTGCGGCAATCTGTGACGTGATAGTGTCGCGTCGCTCTGTGAGCGCAGCAACAGTAAGGTTAGGCATCTTGCCTCTTTCTGTGGCTCTTGCCACGCTCCTAAATGCGAGTCGCGCCGTGCGATACGCAGGCGCATAACTGCCAGCAATTGCAGCGAGCCTTACGCCCGCGTAATGCTCTAGTACATCTGCCTTACGTCTAGCCTTGCCCGGTACAAACTCAACGCTAACGCCATTAAGGCCAGACTGCACAGCGCTTCTAGCCTGCACCACTTCCGGTACGTCTAGGAAATCGCCAGCAAACCAGAGACCCGCGCTACGTTCCTGCGCTTGATTGATAACGCCAACCGGTACCCCACCGTCAACGCCATGCCGATTGAGATAGGCTACCCTCTCTCCGCTATTTATTGCTGCCACAGCATCCGCAAAGGCACCCATTACGAAACGCTCTCGCCCGTAAGCAACGTCAATGGTGACATTGTACGGAAGGGCCATGCCCTCAAACCTACCCGGCTGTCCCTCTACGTCCCGTACTTGAATGTGCCCTAATGTAGTGTTTCGGGTCTCTGCCATTGCATACCCCTGCATAACGTAAGTGGCTTACAACTTCCCTCGTAAATGCCCCACAAGGCCCCTAGGAAGCCCGCTACGGCCCGCTACTCTCAAAGTAATGCCCTAGGATTGTTTCGGAATTTGCGTGGCGTGGCGGTACCTTAGAGTAGAAATGGTAAGTTAGATGCATACTCACGCCAGTTTGTCAAGGGTTTTGCCACTGAATATTTTTGGTGCATAGTTATGCAGGCACTTCCTCTGCCACTGGCGCCTCTGCAACCTGTGGGTTGCTAAGGTTTGCAGCGGCAGCCTCTGCGCCGGCAGCCTGTGCATCTTGCATCTTTTCGATTATGGGATTAGGTGCCATGCCTTCCTCTACCCGCACCTCATCGCCAGTCATCCAAGGCTTACCACCCGTTGCAATCTGCCAAGCCCTAAACCTAGACTCTTGCGCAGCGCGGGTAAGCCTCGTCATATCAATTAACATAAAGCGTTCTTCCGGCAGCAAATCAGAAATCAAGTCTTGGATTGGGTCATAGAAACCTGACAGCGTAAAGCGGTCTAGGGACAACGCCTCATCCTGTACATTGCTATATGTCATGCTGCTACCGGGTGGGTTTACATTGATATAGTGAGAGGCAACGCCAAACAGGTTAGCGATTTCCGCTGCGATATCGCGCCGCGCTTCCACTGCAAGTTGTGACGATACGTCCGCGCCCCATGGGTCAGCATGCGCACCGCGCCCCATGACTGCCGGGTAGTCTGGCCCCTGACTACGCCTATCGCGCCAGCGATTAGCAATCAAGTCTGCCTGTGTGTTATCCAATTCCTGTTCTGTAGTAATCTGGGTAACGGGTGTACCACCAGCCTGCCAGTAGCGAGACGTATACGCATCGCTCGCCCATGCGGACATAAGCGAGTTACGCGCCATCTGCAAAATGCCCTGCAAGTGGGGGGGTACTCCGGGCCAGAATGCAGACCGCACGGGTATAACAGCCTCGCCACTGACGGTGCCAGCCACACCCGAAAGTGTGTATTGAGATGGCGGGAATACGCCCCAAGGGTCGACTAACCCTGATGGGCTAATAGCCTCTTTGGGAAGTGGTAGCAGGCTACCGGGTACGCCCTCGTCATCTACCCCACCCACCATATAAATGTATGACACATCCGTAAGCGCCATAGAGGCAACCACCCGCCACACCCACTCACGGCGCGTCATCACTGCGGCAGGACGCTTGACAATTCGGCTAACTACTGGTAGGCGTTCCGCCGGCTCGCCTTCCCACTCTGTCCAACGTTGCCCGGCAATCGCGTTAGCAATCAGCGTAACGCAACGCCTTACAGCGGAAACGCCCGCTGCCTCAACCACCGTAAGTGGAAAGGCAGCGGACGGGATAACAAGAGATGAAGTGACAGTGGCTACCATCGTCTCTACGGATGGTACCTGCGTATCTCTGGTCTGTACGGTAAGTGCAGTCTTGCGATGCTTCTTACTCACTACCAAATAGTAGCACGTTCCCCGGATGTAAGCAACTTACAAAAACACTTGAATTGGGGTAACCGCTTTTGCTGCAATTGCAACGGAAAGAGTAGCGCCAATCACACCCGTAATCGGCGCGGCGCTAATCGTCCAACGCCATGCACCTTCCGTACCAATAAACCTACGCTGCGCTACCGCTACTTGCGAGTCTAGAAATGGGTCATCGTGCGCCACTCTACGTGCCGTCACAGCCTCTGCAAAGTCCGCACAGGCCATCAACATCTTAGTTGCGGGTATAGACTGATAGGGTAATCCGCTCTCTGTAGCGTGCCTCTCAAAGGCGGGTGCGAGGGCAGAGGAAGCGCTATACACTACCGCATCTACCTTAAACTTAGCAGCGATAGCAGCAACTTCCCTAGTGAAATCGGGTGCTGTCAGTGGCTTATCAGGACGGGCAAGTAGATGTCTGTGCACCTCTACACCTACCTTCCCATCCCTACGTAAAGCACTTACAAGTATGCTACCCTCTGACCATGTAGACAGCACGTCACATGCAATCACATACCCACCTTGCACCGCCTCTGGCACAAGTGGATTAGCCACCCTACAGGCGCCCCATGCAGCGATACTAAACGGTGCATCTACCCGCTCATCATGCCATCTATTAAGCCTCTCTCGCACCCACGAACCGCGCGGTAAGATGGCATACTCGCTGGCTATCATCTGACGTGACAGCCTATTACCCTCTAGA